TTATGCCGCAACTCCCCCCTGTAACGGGTTCAACGTCACCGCGTTTTGCAGGTAGTCAGGCGACAGGTGCGCATAGACCATCGTTTGCTGAATATTCGCATGCCCCAGGATCTGTTGCAGCGCGATAATATTCCCGCCGTTCATCATGAAATGGCTTGCAAAGGTGTGGCGCAGAATATGTGTTGCCTGGTTTTCCGGGATATCCGGTTTCACCTCCCGCAGTATCTTGCAGAACCTCTCATAATCCACTTTGAACAGCTTCCCGCTAGCCTCTTTTTTCACCTTTTTTTCCAGTTCTTCAGAGATTGGCACCGTCCGTTTTTTCCCATTTTTTGTCTTCAGGAAAGTAACGCGGCAGTTGACGATATTCGACCGCTTCAGCGTGGCGACCTCTGACCATCTTCCGCCAGTGCTCAGGCATAACAGGGCAACTAACAGATAATCCCCCTCCAGAACGTTCAACAAACTGCTGATCTCTTCCCGCTCCAGAAATGTCATTTCCGGGTTTTCTTCCGCCAGTGGTGGAAGTCCGTTAACGGGGTGCTGCCCGCTAAATTCCTCAATCTGTATTAACTTCGTAAACATGCCGGATAATCGGTACATCTCACGATTAATCGTTGATGCCTTGATCCCGGCATTCAAACGGCTTGAGCGGTAATCCATTAAATCTCTTTTGCTTAGCCGACTAACGGCGGGATCGCCGAGGCCGCTTATTGTCTTCAAAAGGTGATTGAATTCCTTTTTGCCGTTTTCATGGTTTTGCCCGTGGTACCGCCACCAGGCATCGAGCAACTCACTTAAAGGCCGCCGGTCGGCGCGCTTACCAGCCCATTCTTTTTGGCTGGCGTTCGCTATCGTGTATTGCTCAAACGCGGTAGCTTCTGCCTTTCTGTCAAACGTCCTGCGGATGCGGCGTCCTGCTGCCCCGCGCGGTCTAATGTCCACCATATAGCGACCATCATCGAGCTTCTTAATCGACATAAGAAAGCCCTCCGGCGCAGATCTCACTATCTTGGTAACAAATAGTGAAAATGTAATGCTTATAAAGAGTTAACCAGTCTTTTTCTCGGATTGGTCTGATTCCGTTGATTCTGACCCAATGTGCGCGAGGGCCGGTGCGATCTGACCAGCCTGCGGGGCGGTTTTGTCAGTCATCAGCCATAGCGTGTACTTCTGAAACAGTGGGGTGTTTACCACTTGAGTTACGATTTGAATCCCCGGGTCTTTGTGCCCGCCTTCGTAGTTCTTCAGTGAACTGAGTGCTATCCCGCTAATTTCACAAAATTTTTTCTGTGTTAATCCCTCAGCCTTACGGATCTCTCGTAGCTTCTCCGATATTTTCATTTGACATGGTTTCCTTATGGAGACTATATTTCCCATCAAAGGTACCCATAGGGAAACCTTTTAGGGCATGAAAACCAGCCGCTAGAACGTTTTCAAACGGTTTAGAAAGGGCTGGATCTTACGAGATTAACATGTAACCCGAAGGGGGTGAATGATGAGCGAAGGGAAGTCAACAGGGTTTCAGCTTAGCGAAGGTAGCGTGGTTGAACGCAAGGATCATGTACTTTTGGCGCTGGTAGCTATAGAGGCTGTAACAGCAAAAGCCGGTGAGTCAGATAAGAATCTCACCGGCGCAGATCTAAGCAAGGTTATGGAGTTAGCTGCTTACTTATCTTGAGGAATGCTCTGGTTATTTAGCTTTTCATTGAGCTTTTGTTCCAGCTCCTCATAGATGGCGTCGAAATTTCTTTTGATGCGCGTGGATTGAGGTACAGGGATAGAGCTACCCCCTGCGGATACTGTAGCCGAAGGGCTGGACAGCATTACGCAAGTTTGAGTGAAGAGAAAGAGTGTTTTTTCTTCTTGAGTCATAAGTCATTCCTTGTTGTGTGTATCGAAATAGTGCCCTTATCCAGTCAAGAGCCGGGCACAAAAAAGTTACCACAAAACCCTGGGCCGGGCAGGGGTTACCCGGCAACTATTCGGAGGTTTTATGGAAGTTCAAGACTACACCATTAAGTATCCACTTGATGCCGTCCATAGTGAGAAATTCGCCGAGCTGATAGGCAAGCCAAAGACCGCAGTTGACGAAATGATCAAGGCAAGAAAGCTGCCGGTGATTGAGCTGCGCGACCCAACCAAACCGAATGCCCGCGCGGGTGAACGCTGGGTGTATATCCCTGAGTTCAACCGGGCAGTGCGTGAGGCGTATTACAACCGCCCGGTAGAACAGCGTGATGCCTGGTTGCTGTGGATGGGGCTTTGATGCGAACTGCTTCAGGGAGTGGATACATGAAAAGTGGAATTAGCGGAGCGGTGTCGCATCTGAATAGTAAAACCAGCCTTTATCGTGGCTTTACTATTCTGAAGCTCCCACGCAAAAAACCATACAGCCGCCAGCGCTATCAGATCACGCATAGTGGCCATTACTTCGGGATTGACTTTGCATTAGCTGAAGCATGCAAAACGATAGACCGAATTATTAATAAAAACCGCTTTTTTACTCATTAATTACAAGGTGTAGCGATGAGCACTGAAAACATCCCTTCAATTGCCAGCCTGCTGAAGCATGGATGCCAGGTCACACATTTCAGGAATACACGCGGTTGGATTGAAACTCCTGACGGGCGTTTCTTTAAGCCAGAACCTAATAAGGTTCGTTTTATTAAAGAAATGAACAGACCTTTTATTTATACGCAGAAAATAAATAAAGGGATTATCGCAGCGCTGGTTAACGCGCTTAAAAAAATCCTGTAGTCAAAGGGGCCATTATGTTTACCGAAGAGAAAACATCGTGGGAGCGTGAAATGCTGATACGCGAAGCGGTGGAAAGCGCAGAGCAGGGCTTCACTGTACACCTGAAGAACGGCGCTCGCGTTAACGTCACCGCTGACAGCCCGTCAATTGACTTAATTATTTACGGTCTGGAGAAAACAATTCGCGGTAATCATGAACGCGCGCGAATGACGTTTATCGACTTTTTGTATTACTGGCACGAAAGGTTATTCAAACAGGTCAAAAGAAAACCGCGCCCCAACCACTAATTAACCAGCGTTAAAAATAACGGCATTCATTTTTGCCGGGGCTTCGTTTTGCCTTTTTCAGGAGGTCGCCATGTCGATCAAGTCAATAAAGTTGGAAGGCGGAATAAGTGATCCGGAGTTTATGCAAATAAACACCGATGCGCGCATAAGTGAGCGCGCCCAATTGTTGGGGCTGCTTCGCATCTACATGGGCTTACTGAAAAAGGAAAGCCTCACCCCGGAAGAGATTTATTCATCAGTCGAGCGGTGGATCGTCAACCGCGAATTAACCAATAACGAGGGTAACAAGCAATGAATAACGTCATGTTAGATGTTCGCGTGCTGGGAAAATCACCTGATTCCCCGATTTTTGCCATCGAGTGTGTTTTCTTTGAACCGTCCACCGGGAAGATCGGCCCCGGATACTATCGCGCTATTGATATCACAACGGTCGGGGGTATTTATCCCGAGGCAGTTTTGCAGCTTATGAGAGGGGATTCTGCGCAGCGGGCCGAGGTCATCAACGCAACGTGCAGCGCGATCGATGCCGTTGCGGGGGCCTGTCGTTTTATCGCTTCCACTGCTTCAAAGCACGAGAAGCTCTTTTGCTGGTCTGCGGGGGATTCTCTTAGTGTTGCAGCGCTGGCGCATGCTGTTTCCCGGTATGATTTAGAGCCATTCCTACCGCCATTTGAAGTCCGCAACCTTTCAACGCTAATTCATATCGCAGGAGTAACCGGGTACGTCCCGCACCCGCGCCGCTCTTCTGCTACCTACCTGCTGACTGATGCCGTTTATCGTGCCGAGCAGGCATGCGAGATCTGGCAGCGCCTGACCTCTCCTCACCTTGAATCGCTGTGAGGGCCGCCATGTATCCGCGTCTCTCCGTTATATGCAGCGCACCGCTGCCAGTCTGCCTCAGGGCGGTGTCTGCCCTGAAATGCTTCGCCCGCGGTCAACGTAATTTTTCCCGCGTAAAACCTCACTGCTATCTCGTGATCCGTATTGGCCGCCGCTGGCGCTTGCTCAGTAAGAACGGCGGCCAACAGTGGCGGCTCATGACTCACGAAACCTATAACCAGGAATATCGCAAATGAGCCATTCACCGGAATACATCAAGAGCGCCATTGCTGCGCTCAACGAAGTTAAGGCCACCGGGTTAGCCGCAGCCATGCACGCGGGGATCATTCACGGAAAAGAAACCGGGAATGCCGTAAGAGCAACAGTCGATAGTGTTGCTGATCCGCTCATTGATAAATACAAAGCGATGGTGGTGAAAAATGATTAAATCGCCTCTGAAATGGGCGGGTGGTAAAGCCCGCGTTATGCCTCGGCTACTGGAGCACCTGCCGAAAGCTGATTGCCTGATTGAGCCATTTGTAGGCAGCGGAACCGTATTTATGAATACGGAATACCGCCGTTATGTTCTTTGTGATAGCAACCGGGCGCTGATTAACTTCTTCGAAATGTTAACCCGGCATACCGAAGAACTTATAAAAAGCGCTCGGATGTTCTTTCAGGATGGAAACTTTAGTGAGGACTATTACGCCTGCCGCGATGGGTTTAATTTCATTAGTAAAAATAGCCTCGTTGGCGCCGGAATTGCGCGCAAAGTGCAGTGGGCGGCGATGTTTCTTTATCTCAATAGGCACGGGTACAACGGGCTTTACCGTGTGAATCAGAAGGGTGAATTTAACGTACCTTACGGTAAGTTTGCGGCGCCTTATTTCCCTGAAACAGAAATGCGTTTATTTGCTGAAAAGGCTAATGACACGAAAGCCATTTTCATGCATAGCGACTTTCTACATTCAATCCGCGCTGTCGTATACGCCAGCGATGACGCTGTCATTTATTGCGACCCGCCGTACATCCCGACCAGCGCAACCGCCAATTTCACCGCCTACGGCAAGCCATTCACCCTAGACGATCATCGCTCCCTGGTTACAAACCTGCTCTATGCTCATCGCCAGTTCGGCATCCGCGCGGTGATATCCAACAGCGATACCCCGGAAACCCGCGAAATTTATTCTGCTTTCAACCTTCACGCCTTCAGTGTCCGCCGCTCTGTTAGCGCCAAAAGCCGCGACATGGCCGGTGAGGTAATTGGTGTTTTACGCATGTGTGATGGCCGCGCCATAGCTGATCAGCTGGAGTCTATTGATGAACAAGATTGATGCCGTTGTAACGCGGGTTTTGGACGTCCGTCCTTATCGCGATTTCTGGATCGTGGAGGTCGAGGTGTCGAGCTGGGGCGGATACAGCCAGACGACAGTTATCTGCAATTCCGAAAAAGAAGCCCGGGAAGTGCGAACCGGCGACACCGTGACGATCTGAGGCTTGCGAATGAATGAAGAAACCAATTACCGCCGGTTCTGGTGAAACCTGGTGATCTGCGGCGTGCTCTGTCTGCTGTTTTTTTGGATTCCGTCGGTAATCGCCACGCTTCGCATCTTGAAAATGATTTTTGGGGGATGAGTCATGTTGATGAAAGCCAGGGGTGTGAAGGGTAAGGCGCCCTCTCATGTTCGCGCATGGACTAAAGAGGAAGATGCCTTGCTTGTGATGTTGTATGCAGTGCACACCGGAAAAGAAGTAGCGCAGCGCATGGGCAGGCCTTTGGGAGGGGTTCAAAAACGCTTACGAATCCTGAGAGAAACACGTCCTGATCTGTTGTGTAAGCATCGGCCATTTACCGATGAAGAAGAGCAGTTTATTCGCCAAAACTGCAAGCAGATGACCATTGGTCAAGTGGCTAGCTTGCTAAAGAGAAAGCGAGGGGATGTAACCCAGAAAGCATTGCGTATGAACGTCAGCTTTTTTAAGTGTGGCGATGCGCATCATAGCACTCGAATTTCGGATGATGACGTACTGCTTATCAGGGCACTGCGTGACGACGAACAAGGCGGAAAACTGACATTTTCAGAGATCGCGGAGAAGTTCGATATAACTGAGCATGCGGCATGGTGGGCGTATAACCTCCGTCTTACCGAAGACGACAGCGTTTCGCGTGAGCTGTTATCTAAATGAGTGACGCCTCTTCAATAGCATGGGCGTGGAACGCTAAACGGCAGGCCATTAACCCAAACCACGTCGCTGATCCTGAAATTGAGTATCTCACCCCAAAGGGCGAGCGGAAGACGCTCGCCTATGGTGATCTCGTTGATGCGGTTTACCGTTACCCCATGCGTCCACGCGAAGGGGAGGCGCGAGAAGCATTTGACCGTAAAGGCCGCGCCAGCTATCTCCGGCGCCGGGTGCAAACGCTCCCGGCATTTATCCGTAAGCGTTTCGCTCAGCACCTTGAAAACCTCGAACGCAACAAGCCAAAAGATGCGGTGCGTTGGTTGTTTGGTACCTTTGAGCGTCATGTTTTACGCCGTATTGATGCGGTGAACGCACAGTACCTGCCGCAAACTAAACTACCCACGATCCTTTTCCCGCTGCGCGATGAATTCCATCTGCTGCCGTGGGCCGACAAAAAGCGCCTGAAACGACTGGCTTATAAGCTCGCCAACCTGATGAAAAGCGAGTTTATGCGCGAGTTTGATTTTCAGTATGAGAAAACCGCTGATGTTGAGTTTTCCACGCTTTACGCATACGGCTTTATCGCCAGCAAAGCGACAGCGCTCAATATTGCGATCCCGGGCTGGGATAAATATTGCGATGAATCACTTCAGGCCGAAGATGCACTGCGTGCTATTGCGCGCCTTCAGAAAGAAAAATGGTGGCTGAGTAAAATCCGCCGTATCCACGACCGCTGGCGCGAACACCTCATGATCGCAACGGGTTATGTCAGCAAGGTGGCATCGCCGTATTGCTCCGATCCCTGCTTCAGGGAGTGGGTAGCTCAGAAGAAAGCAAACCTTGAATTTCTTAATGCGATGGAGCTGGAAGACCAGGACACCGGCGAGCGTAGTTCTTTGCTGGATAAGGTCATGGGTAGCGTATCCAACCCGAAGATCGCGCGCCATGAGCTGATGGTACGCATGCGCGGGTTTGAAGATATGGCTAACGAAATGGGCCTGGTCGGCATGTTCTACACCTTGACTGCGCCGTCGCGTTATCACTCAACGCACGTGCAATCCGGGAAGCGAAACGATAAATACCGCGACGCCAGCCCGCGTAAAACTCAGAAATATCTCTGCAAAGTATGGTCGCGCGTCCGTGCGAAGTGGGGGCGTGAAGGCATTCGCACCTTTGGTTTTCGTGTTGCCGAACCGCATCATGATGCTACCCCACACTGGCACCTGTTGTTATTCCTGCGGCCTGAAGAGGCGGAATACGCCACCGCTATTTTCCGCAAACATGCACTGCGTGAAGATGGTGGCGAGCCAGGCGCTCAAGAGCACCGTTTTACCGTCACGCCGATTGATGAAAAATTTGGTTCAGCGACGGGATACATCGCGAAATACATCTCAAAGAATATCGACGGTTATGGCATGGATGGCGAGCTAGACGACGAATCCGGCCAGCCAGTCAAAGAGATGGCAAAGCGCGTTCGGGCGTGGGCTTCTCGTTGGAGCATTCGCCAGTTTCAGCAGATTGGTGGCGCTCCCGTTACCACCTGGCGTGAGTTGCGCCGGTTGGGTAGCCGTGAGCTGGTATTGCATCCGGAACTTGAAGCGGCCCGCGCGGCAGCTGATGCGCCGGACTGGCCGGGATACACCAACGCCCAGGGCGGCCCATTTGTTCCGCGAGATTGCCTGCGCGTTCGCCTCAACTATGAATACACCGAGGATGGCAATGATTATGGTGACACGGTCGCCAAAATCACTGGTATCTATTGCCCGTATTCGGGCGGTGATTCTGTCATTTTCACCCGCACCACCGATTACAAGATTGTGCCGAAGCGTAAGCCGTCGCCGGTCGAGAATTTGACCTTAGAAGGCCGCGCAGCGGCCCCTCGGAGTTCTGTCAATAACTGTACGGGGCGCTCCGCTTCGGATGAAAAACCACCGTCAGAAACGGCGGTGCCAGCTGATAAAACTGCGCCTGACGACAGTTCAGTGACAGAACTTCCGCTGAATATCGAAGATTTAAGGCGATATTCACGCCAGCAAAGGCAGGAGATCACCTCCAGGCTGAAAAAAACCGGTAGCGAAAGCTCAGATCAAGCCTTCGTGCGCACTGCGCGAGGCCTTCGCACGTCCGTTGATGATGAAACCTCGCTGACATGGGGGCCAAAAGTTACCGCAGCGAAAGATATGAGCCTGACGCCGGAAGAGGCAGAGCAGCGCTGGCGGGAACAGCTGCGGATCGAGGCCGAGCGGCGCGCGAATAACTACGCCGCAGCAGTTGCGGAATACCAGAGGAAAAAGGCCGAGGCCGCAATGCGCCAGGCGCAGCAAAAAGAAGCATCGCAGAAGAACTCTATCCCAGAAGAGGTGATCGACAGTATCGGCGCGCAGCTGCGTAGCTGTCGGATTTTCGTTAGTGATGACGTTGTGCGGTCAATCGCCGCCGGTGCCCGCGTTCGCCACGGTGGCGGGATGTTGGCGGCGGACGGTGGTCGGTTGCGTGAGGTGAAGGTGTGGCGCGCAGGCGAGAAAGATAAACCAACTTCCGAATATATGGTGGTGTGTGACCTGGTCACGCGCTGGAAGAAGGCGGCCAAACAAAAGGCCAAAACTGAAGTTAAGGGGAAAAAATGAAATCAGCATATATCAGTTATTTCGAAGGATACGACGAAAAAGGGAATCTGATCTACAACGGGAACGGCGCTGCAACCGTAGAGCACGGCGATGGTGAATGCATCGACCCGTCAGAGCTTAAAGATCAGCATTGCACCTTCCTGCTGAAAAAAGCCAGAGAAACCAACAATCTTGTTTCCCGGATTGTTATCAAAAACCTTATGAAATTGTGATTTGGCGGCCGGTCATGGTCGCTTTTGACCGTGCTGGCCATTCTATCGAGCACTGTCATTTTTGGTGGTGCTGCAGGTTGGTTTTTTTGAGGGCGAGAAAGCGATGAGCTATCTGGGAAGCAAGGCGGCGAGTGGTGTTTATCAAAAAATCATTGCCGAAATGCCGCCGCATGATGTCTACATTGAAACGCATTTAGGCGGCGGCGCGATCATGCTGCGTAAACCTCCGGCAAAAGTGAATTGGGGGATCGATATCGACCCGCAAACCGTTGAAGCATTTAACCAGGGCAACCCTGATTTTCTGGATAGACTGGCGGATACGTTGTTTATAGATGTTGGCGATGCCGTCGAGTTTTTGCGCCGTTTCGATTACACCTCTGTCGGTCGGGTATTGATTTATTCCGATCCGCCATACCTTCATGAAACACGTTCTAGTTCCGCGCGTTATCGATATGAATACACAGTTAGCGATCATCACCGCCTGCTTCAGTGCCTCTGCTCGATGCCGGAAAACGTGAGCGTAATCGTATCCGGGTATCCTTCTTCTGTTTATGACAACGCGTTGCAGGGCTGGCGCTCACGAGAGTTTCAGGCCATGACGCGAGGCGGCGTGCGAACGGAGAAAATCTGGATGAACTATCCGGAGGGGGCCGCGTACTCGCATACGTTCGCCGGTAAAGACTACAACGATCGCTATCGCATTAAGCGAAAAGCGCAGCGCTGGAAAAATAAGTTTGCGGCGTTACCTCCCGCAGAAAGGCTTGCGATCATGGCTGCACTCGGGGAGGTGGAGTAGCAGAAAAAAAGGCATGTAACTATAGATGTCAATAAATTTTCCCGGATCTCTTAGAATTAAATGGAATTAAGACAATTATAGCTATGTTTTTATGGCGACTAGAGCAATAATGTTAGTAGAAATTAACTTAAATTAACTTTGAAAAGCCACCGTTGTTAAACGAAGGTGACATATGAACATACAGCAGCGTATTGCAGAACGCCTAATTAAAGCCAGAACTGATGCGGGCTTGAACGCCAGCGCTGTCGCCGAGCGGATTGGCGTGGTGCGCCAGACTTACAGCAAATTTGAACAGGCTCAGGGTGTACCAAGCGTTACCCAGCTCATATCTCTTTGTAAGGTTTTAGATAAGCCTATTGGCTACTTTTACGACGAAGATGATGGAGAGTTCCGGTTTGCTATGCGAGCAGATAGCCCGGATTTACTCGATTCCAAGTTGAGAAATGAGCTGATTGAAAAGCTCAAAAACATTAATGCTATTGAAGAAGCTGCGGATGCCACTCTTCCCGAAGATTTGCCCAATTCGATTCCGATTTTCACTGCCAGAGATGAGGATTTACGCAGGGTCGAAGATAAAGCGATGGAGGAGAGATTTCGCCTTGGTATAGGTAATGCAACCTGCGTTGGCGATATAGTAGCTATCCTGGAAGCCTCGGATATACGAGTCATCCCCTTTGATCGTGAAGAGAACGAGGGCGGTAAATCGGTGTTCGGTTTTTCAGCATTTTCAAACAATTACGGAACTGCTATTTACGTAAATGTAAATGAGTCCATTTCTGTAGAGCGGCAGATATTCAGCATCTGTCATGAATATGCACACCTTATTTTTCATCGTGATGAATATGATGGCCCTGCTAAGAGCTATAAAACTAAAGGTAGAGGAACTTCACCAGAAGAGAAAGTTGCAAATCACTTCGCTGCTTGTTTCCTTGTTCCTGGAAGTGCATTGCGTAAGCAGTTTGCTATGCAGGGAGGTGGTTGGGCTTATGAGGAAACCGTACTCCGGCTAAAAAGCATTTTCAGGGTATCAGCTACTTGCATCATTGATCGTTTGTTCAAGTGCAAATTGATTTCCCCGCAGAACTCTAAGTATCTATGGGCTACTGCAAATAGAAAGGGTTGGTTGAGGCATGAACCAAATCCAATCATAGAACGTCTAAATTACAAGGGGCGGTTAACTGTACTTTCCCGAAAAGCATGGGAAGCGGGATCCGCGTCAGAAACTTTCATTTCAGAACTGCTGGAATTAAACAGGAAAGAGTTAAGCAGCCTGCTGGATGAGTGGTACGACGAGCAGGAGGCTGGAGAGGATGCCATTTGAATGCCCCCGATGTGTTGTAGACACTAATGTTTTGTCGGACTTTTATGAAAGCGGTTGTTTGGCTTTGATTTGGCAGATATTTCCGGGAGGGGTTTGGATTGACCCCTACGTCTGTGAAGAGCTCAAAGTAAAATACGAGCTTGATGTTCAGCGTGAGCTTGCCAGGCTTCAACTTCCGTATAATTTCACAAACGATTATGAGCCTGAGCACCTAGTGGAAATGGCTGAGATAAAAACGCGTAGAAGGGCGCTGAAGTATGCGGATATAAGCTGTGTGGTTAATGCCCGGATACATGAAGCTACGTGTTTGTCAGCGGATAATGCAGTTTATAAAACATGTGGTGAGCGCGGTGTTAAGGCCGCGCGACATGGCGGGATCTTACAGGAAGCCGTGAGACGCGGTATGTTGACTAAACATCAAGCGCTTGCATACTTTCAGCACTTTTTGGATCGTGGTTTAACCATGAAGCCATCTATACGCGAGCAAATTATTGTGAGCTTCACGTGA